CGACAACTTAACCAGAATCCACTAATTCCTAGTCCATATTAATTATCAGCCCTTACCTGAATAGACGGTTTCCGTCATCAGAGAGGAATCCTACGTCAAACACCATTTTGCTGTAGCGCGAAGCTAACAGTATTCATTATGTATGATCCGTTATAATATCAATATGATTAGGCCATAGTTCCGCATTATTAAATCCATTGTGTGGGAAAGAAGGAGCTCTCTTAAACTCCTCTAACCGGACACAACAAAAGTTAGAATTATCATTAAAAGATCACGTTGCCATCAAGTGGGCGACCAATCATAGGAGGACGGCGTTAGCAAGTCACTATGAAAGTGGAGCCAATTGATTACTGGATCACTCTTAACCAATTTTAGTTGTACAAAGTAGTCTCTATACCCGCCAGTTTATAGTCATGGTCGGACTTTCTAGCACTTATCCATCAAGTACGATTTCAACATACTTGTATTTAATACCGGCAGGTACGAACAGAAACGGCCAACGCCGATCTGATTCATAACCAACCGAGTGATTAGGGAGACATGTATAACATTCCTTTAACACATCCAAATCCACATCATCACGATGAATAAGCCATCCGTCTGCCAACTCCCCCACGGGAAGACTGACAGGCGCGTCACCACGTCGAAACATGGTGCAATCCGTATTTTGCCAACCGATCATACGAAGATCGGACGGATCGCTGCAAATTGCAACTTTTGGTGCAATTCGAGCGGGACCACTTATATAATGTTTTCGATCAAATGCATCAATGGAAAAACTATCTTCGCGGGCCTTCTGATTAACTCTAATCCAGAAGTTATTAATTTCCGCCATTTTCCGATTTTTCCGCATCGATTTTTCCTTCGCATATGCCACTCTTTCTTCCTTACTCATCTGTACAAGCATCACTTCGTATTCACTAACGTAGGATACACCAAACAACAGAGGACCGGCACTGAAGGTCTCTTCATCATCCATTATATAAGTCCCATAATAACTCGACAAGTGTTCTTCAATACGTCTGTAATATGGTGCTTTCGCATCGTCTTTAATCTTTAATGCGGGGACCTTAAATTGGTCACCCGTTCCATTACGAAATTTCCGATCTTTCCGCATCATATACATCACAGCACGCATCGTTTTATTATCAAAGGGCGAATCGGACTGAGCTTTTACATCAGTCTTTTCCGGAATTGAACTCAAATTGGGAATGCCGAGGCCTCCCCATCTTTCGTCAACACAGTACGGAACGCTAACTTCCACACCTTCCTTTGTTACAAGCACATCTTTCACATTAAATTCAATGAACTTGCGTAGCAATTTTGAAGAATCTCCTAACGAGAAACCTCGAATTAAAGCTTTGGCACGTGCACCAATGGTATTTTCATCACCTACCTCACCATCATTCATCTCACCATTTTTCCGTTGACCCGTCAGAAGACCGAGATTAAGGTAAGGAACGTAGTCCCAATACCAATGACGATCATCATCAAAATCCAACAAGTATAATTCAGAATTCATCACAACGAAATCCTCACTATAATAAGTCTTACCAACACTCGGTGTAAGACCAACGGCTCGTGCACCTTCCATCCACGAAAGACGTTCTTCATTTGTACATTGAAATAAACAGTCATCACCATTTACCATTACATTAACCTGGTCAAAATTGGCATTCGGATAACATGCTGCCCAAATAAGTGCAAAATTAATAATGCAAAGTATCGGGAAGGATGTAGGCGAACCCATTAACTGACCACGGGCTTGAGGTCTTAACGGTGCAAGATTACTCCAACAAACGATTCCTTTTTCAGGATCTAATCGATAAGTGTAAAAATGCTCCGTAAGAGAACGTCGAAGTAGCGTTCGATAAACCGACGGCATACCCGTACGGTCCGCTATTTCCTCAC